TCATCCCAGGCCCACCTCGCACAACTGCCGCTCTGCCGCGCGGCGCTTGACCAGGCCGGGCAGCTCCTTGCCGCTGGCATAGATCCAGCGGCTCAGCTCGGCGCAAGCGCCGTCGAAGTCGCCCGCATTGGCCTTGCGAACCAGGGTACTGCGGCAGAAGGCGTCATCCCCCACATTGAAGGCGAAGCTTAGGAATGCCGCCCGCTGCCCGTCCGTCAGCGGCGCACGCACGCAGCTCAGCGCGTCGGCATGCTTGGCCAAGTCCTTGTAGAGCATTTCCTCGCACTGCTGGCGGGTGTAGGTCTGACCCATCTTGAGCTCTGGGCCGGTGTGGCCCGTGCAGGCCGTAATGATGCCCACCGGGTCGCGGTAGCTGCGCAGCACCGTGCCCTCGTACTTTTGCACCAGGGGCACGGCCAGGACGACGGCAGCGCCGCCAATGGTGGCAATGAGTTTTTCTTTCCAGTTCATCGGCTCATCACTCCTTTGATTGCAGCCCAGAAGCTCACACAGGCCCCACCCAGCATGACGATGGCAGCCAGCGGTTTAGCGACTTTGGCCACCCAGTTCAGCACCTTGAAAGCGCCTTTCATGGCGGTAAAGAACTCCAGCATTTCCGCCAGTTGCTGTTTGAGCTCCTGCAGCTCCTGGGCCACCGCCTTCAAATCTCGCTCTATGGCAGCCATGCGCTCACTCCCCTTGTCAAAGCGTTCATTCATCTGCCGGCGTGTCACCGCCGGCAGCTCGTCTCCGTAATCGTCCATAGCCCTCCCCAGGTACAAATGGTTTTGGAAAACTGTCAAAGAGTTGCAGCCAATCTGAAGAGGTCGTCCAGTGACTCGGGCGGTCTGCCGAGCTGGCGCCAGATCTCCTGCAAGAACGGGTTGGCGCGCTCCCAGGTCGACGCCTCGTACTCGATCAGGGCAGCTTCACGCTCGTCCTCATCGGCGATGCCCTCGATCAGCGCCTCGATGGCTGCGCGCTTGATGCCCAGAGACAGCAGCGCAAGCAGACCTTGCCTGCGGGTGCAGATCTCTGGCGCCGGCGGCAGGTAGGGCTTGGCCTCGACCAGCTCCCATGCACCATCGCGCCAGAAGCAGCCATGTGTTTGGCGGTTGTAGTCGGGTGCCTTGCTGTCCGCTGCCCCCATCCAGTCGGCGGGCGGCGTATCGGCGGGCACATGTTCCAGGGTGTGCAAGCTGTATTTGTTGTCATCCATGCTGGTGCCTCACAGAAAGTCGCAGGCCGCGCGCAGGCCCACCGTCCAGAAGGTGTGCCAGGCGTTGTGGTTGAAATTGGCGCAGCGCGAGCCAGACATCGAGCCGTCCGCCCGGGTGCCGCCAAACAGCACCGCATAGGGCACCCCCAGCGTGTAGCCCCGGTTCACGCCGGCGGACCAACCGGAGCCCCCAGCCGCATGGGCGGTATTGCCCCAGCTCCAAAGGTGGCCCGTCATCTGCTCCCCGCCCCATTTGCTGGTGTAGCCGGCCTGCCGGGCCGTGGCCGGGATGGTGGCCTCTGCACCGCCAATCGACTGCAGCTCGGTGACGCCGAAGGCTGCTGCAGAGAACTCCTGATAGCTCAGCAACCGTTTCCCATGGCTCATGGCCACCTCTGCGGCCTCATGCCAGGTGAATGTCGAATACTTGGAGCTGCCACTGCCGCCAAACATCGAGGGGATGACAGGCAGCACGGTGCCGCTGGCCACATCGCTGTTGTAGCGAGAGGTGCCCTGGGTGATGTGCTGCGTGCCGCAGTAGTAGATATCCAGCCAGAAACGCTGCCCCACGCAGCACATGCCGCGCGGGTCGCAGCGGGGGCGATAGCTCAGGTCCCAGAAGCTGTAGGCGTTGATGCCCGCAAGCTTGTCCACATCGGTCTGGGTCCAGATCATCCCCACGCCTGCGGTCGCAAAGCTGCCGCCGGCGACCGTGGTCGCAGGGGCCACCAGCCCGTAATGAAAGCCAGCGAACTTGCGCGCCCCCGGGGCGGGTGATGCGGCAGGCGCCGTGATCGGGTCGACCACCGCCGTCAGCGAGCCATCCTCACCGATCCAGACGCTGTAGTCCTCACCAGCCACCCAGGTAGCCGGGGGCGTCACCTCGGTATCCACCGCAAAGGCATGCTCATAGATGGCGCTACCCGCAACCACCGAGAGAGCTTGTGCGCCCGTCTTCTTGAGCACCGGCGTGTGATGCACAGGCGGCACGACCACTGCCCCACCACCGCCGCCCCCCCCACCACCTCCGGCTCCCGGCACCCACTTGCCAAGAGCGGCCGAGAAGACCAGCGCTTGGCCATCGGCTGGAGAGCTCACCGACACATCAGACAGGGAGGACAGTGACGTCGATGATTCCGCCACGCTGAGCACGCCGGCCGTACCGCAGCGCCAATCTTCCACCAGAGAGACAGTCACCGCACCCACATCCAGGCGGTACACCCGTGCATAGGTGCCCGTGTTATTCCAGTTCACCGAGGAACTGGATGCAGACAACACACCGGTGCTGCGGTTGACCACCAGGTAGTTGATGGCGGAGGCTGTCAGGGCCACAGTGCCCGCAGCCACCGGGAACTCCGACCAGCGGCCGCCCAGATAGCCCCAGGTCAGGCCCGCCGTGCTGGTGGCATCGCGTCCGTAGACCGCCACATGCCCCACCGCTTCAAAGTTCTCATTCACCGGCACCTGCGGGTCAGCCTGCGCCGGCAGCCAGGGTTGCAAAACGCTCATACGGTTGTTGCTCCTACGAAAGAGGGATAGCCAGGCCCCACGGTGGCCGAGAGCTGGCAGATTTCAAATTGCACGGCTGCACCGCTGGCCAGACCGTCTGCGGCCTGCATGTCTCCCGTGTAGCGGTACAAGGTTTCGTTGACCACGTCCGAGCGCAGCAGCGTGCTTCCGGCGAAGACGCGCACGCGGTAGGCCTGCACCGCCTCACCCAGCGGCACCACCGGCGCAGGGCCGCTGTACTGGTAGCTGCGCCTGGTGCGGCGCTGCCAGCTCACGGCCAGATCCAGGCCATCGGGCAGCGCCCGAGGATTGGCCGGGCTGAACGGCTTGAGCGCCACACCGGTATCGGTGAAGTCCTTGGCAGTGCCGGCGGACAGGAACTGCCCCAGGGTTACGGCCTTGATCTGACGCTGCAGCCCGATCTCGTTGGTCTGCGATCCGAGGCGGCGCAGGCTGTTGCCCAGCAGCACGCAGCGCTCGCCGGCCGCATGCCCGCCCATGGCCCACTCCGTGCCACGTTGTCCGCGCAGCAGGCCGCTGAGCAGATACGTGCCTGCTGACAACAGGGCCGCAGACCTGAAGCGCAGGATCTCGCTGCCCAGCAGCAAGGAATTGATGGACTCATCGAGCAGCATGGCGGCCCGTGTGCTGGAGGCCAGCTCCCCCGAGACCTGCACCGTGACCGTGCTTGACTCATCGAACACCGGGCCGCCCTGCCAGGCCGGCAGCGCCGTGGTGGCCGTGCCCATCACACACTGCGCCGTGGTCGTGAGCAGCTGCACGTAATTGACCTCATCCCAGGCCTGTGCCACCGCTGCCCCCGGCCATGTGTCGGTGTCGGCCACCCGCTGGGGAGCCACCGCCATGTAGTAGCCAGGCGCATCGTCGGCATCGCGCAGGATGGGGATGTCCAGGGCCTCGAACAGCGTGGCTGCGGGCTGGATCACGGTATCCGTGTTCACATAGCCCGTGTCCGTGACCGCCGCACTCTCGATGGCCCCCACATCATCGAGCACACATTGCAGCTCGATGATGGGCATCGCATCGGTCTTGCTCTGCACACGCAGGCGATAGCTGCGGCCATCGCTGTTGAAGGCGCTGACCACGTCGCCCGGCTCCAGGTACGAATACTTGAGCGGCAGCTTGAGCGTGGCCGTGGCCAGGCTGGCTACGCGGTCCATCAGTAGGCCATCCACGATAGCCTTGGCTTCGGCAGGCAAGAGACCCAGCGGGGTTTGAATCGTCTCGGTGCTTTGCTGGCCCGACAACAGGCGGTCAGAGAACTCCGTCGCCGTCTGGTAGTCGCCCGCCACATTGGCATAGCTCAAGGCCAGTTGCGCGGGCAGCTCCAGGTCGTTGCCCAGCGTCAGCGCCAGGGGCTCCTCGTCGCCACCGCTGCCCGTTCCCATGCCCAGGTCGACGAACGGAATCAAGGCGACCGGCTCCTTGGATCTGGCGCGCACGGAGATCTGCTCGCATGCACTCACCTCCAGGAAGAACCCCTGGGCCAAGGCCTCCAGGGCCGACCTCGTGTTCGACACGCTGCCGATGGCGAGCGCGCGCACCAGCGCGGTATAGATGGATTCATCCACCACATAGTCCGCGTCGGCATAGCCGCTTCTCTTCATCAGCGCATCAATGACCGCACCGAGCTGGGCGACGTTCTGGAATCCACCGGAATCGGTGATTCGCTGGAACCGCACATAGGCGTAAGGGTCCTCAATAGGCCCGCTGTAGGAGCTCCTTGCAAAGACGCCGACAGCTCTCACCGAAACGATAGACAGGGCATCGCATGCAAAGGAAAAGTCGTCATTCGAGTAAACATCAATCGCCAGCGTGTCGCGTTTGAACTTAAGCTCGCCTTCTTCAAACGTCACAAAGCCATTGGTGCAATGGGGCGGCGAGCCGATGAAGGTGCCGCGCGTCAGGCTTGCGTAGCTGCTCCCATAGAACAGGTAATGGCTGAATGCCTCGCTACTCGTTCGGCCGTCAGTCCGGATGATGGCCACGATCTGGCCCGCTGAATTCAGGAATTCAAGACTGAACTGGCAATCGTCTCCAGCCCAGAAGGCATTGAGCGCGGAGAGCCTATACGTCGCACCCACATCGATCCTCATTGGTGCAAGACTCGAAACGCTACCGGCTTCACCGGCGCCTTGCTCGGTGGTGTAGCGGACGAAATCCATGGCACCCACTGCATGAAACTCCGAGAAAAAGGAGTCCCAAGTCGGCTGCCCCGTGGCCAGAGGGTCCCACTCAATGAAGGCATTGGTATCGGCCCGGGTCGCCATGACCGACACCAGCACGCTTTTGCGATCACTGCCGCCCACGCCGATCTCAAACGTCAGATTGGGGATGTTGCCGCTGTTGCCCAGCTGCAGACCCTGAATCAGCACCGTGCCCATGCCGCGATAGGCCGGCGCATTGCCAACACCCACAGCCGCTTCATAGGTCGGATCTGGAAGTTGATCGGCTGCGCCGCTGTACACCCGCAAGTCCACCCACTGACCAGACTTTGAAACGCCGTCTGCAAGCACCAATTCGCCGTTGAGCCATGCCCGTGAAATTCTTTCGATCTCGTTCTCGCTGAGCAGAATCAGCAGGTCGACGTCATAGGTGTAGCTGGTATAGCTAGGGCCGCCGCCCTTGCCCTGCTCTTCCTCGGTGGCCGTCTCCCGCCGTTCGCTGGCCCAGATGATCTGACCGGCCACGCGCGGGCTGCCTGCAATCCAGGGAATAGGAGATCCGTAATCTGTGCCCGTGACCTTGAGGTCATTGAGCCGGGGCCCATAGGACTTCTGACCGGGGGCCATCAGCGAATAGGCTAGGCTGCCCAGCATGAAGCCGGTGCCCGTCGTGGTCAGACCCAGACCCACCGGCCCCAGAGCCAGGGCGCCTACGGCCGCAATTGCTAGCTGTGCCATCAGTCGGTCTCCGGGAAACGAAAAGCCGCCACAAAGCGCATGGCTTTGGTGAACAGCAAACGGGTTTCCAGCACCCGCCCATGGGCGCCGCTGGCGTGAATGATGGATAGGCCGCCGTGCAAGTAGTCGCCCACGATGCCGACATGCTGGGGGTGGCTGTCAAAGGCCACCAGCACCACATCGCCGGGTGCCATGTTGGCCTGGGCCACGGGCGTCAGACGCTCGCTCAGGTGGTACACCAGCTGCTTGCCGTCCGGCACTCGGCCGTAGCCGCCCACATCCCAGTCCACCGGCACGGCGCGGATCTCGCGGGCCACACCAATCACCAGGCCCACACAGTCCACGCCCACGCCTTCCAGGCGGGCCTGGTGGTGAAACGGCGTATCCACCCAGCGGCGGGCAATGGCTACGATCTGGCTCATGGGGTCTTGGTCAGGTCATCCGTGGTGGGCCGATGAGGCTCGCCCCGGAAATTAAGAACATTGCCGAACTTGTCTCGGCAGTCTTCAAGAAGACGCTTGCGGCAGCCGGCCACGATAGAGAACTGGTCACCCACCGCCACGGCCATCACCATGGGCAGCACCAGCGTCAGGGCGCCGCCGGCGGCATGGCTGCGCACCTTCTGCGACAGGCCGGCATTGGCGCCGGTGGTGAAGGTCAGCACCCCCTCACCAAAGTGATCAGCGGGTGCAGACAAACCAGACGCTGTAAAACTGCGCTTGTCCGCCACCGCCGTGACCTCTGCGAAATTGGTCCACGGAACCGCGTCAACCCGGCAGCGGCCGTCGCCAAAGCGGTTGCGGCAGGTCTTGGTCGACACCTCGCCCACGCTTTGCTGCAGCAACTGCTTCAGGCCGCGCAGCTCCACCTTGATCGTGGCCGCGTTCAGCGTCACCTCGCCAAACCAGCCCCGGGTCAGGGTCTCCACGTCGTTGGCAACAGTGGGCGCAGCCACATCCCAGCGGTAGCGGAAGATCCGAAAGCGGGCATTGCGCCAGACCCCGGCCACCACCTCATCCCGCTGGAACAGCGAGCCATCATCCAGCGTGGTGAGCTCCAGGTTGTCCACGGCAAAGCCGGAGGTGCTGACCAGATTGCTGGCCGTCAGCCCCTGCTTCGCGTCAAACGCCAGAGCGGCACTGCCCAGCCCCCAGGGCGTGACATCGAGCACGAACGGCAGGTCATGGCTGGTGAAGCCGTACATCTGCCCATCGGTGCGCTTGATCACGATGGCATGGGCCACGCTGGTGCCGCCGCTGTCATAGTGGGCCTGCAGGGCTGCGGGGATCTGCTTCATAGGCGAATCTCCTCCAGCTCGATGCCGGACCACTCAGTCCACATTTCCGGGCCGCCCAGGAATTTCCAGACCGCTGCCGGGTCCTTGAAGGCCACGGGGACATGGAATTCGCCCTGCCAGGCATAGGCATCGCCTGCCACATGCGCATCGATGGTGGCCTGACCGGTCGACAGGTCCACCGCAGCCACGGCCTGCGACCACACACCGCCGCGGTTGCGCCAGACGCTCACGCCAGCGACAGGCTTGAAGATGGGGCGCACAAAGGTGCGCGAGCCATAGGTATAGAGGCGATTGAGCTGATAAACGTTGCCCGCAATCAGGGTGCAGTTGGTTCGGCTCAGGTCCGCCTCATGGTCAGCCGGGTCCTGAAAGCGGAATGCATCGGCATCGCCACCCACCACATAGAAGAAGGAGCGCAGCTGCTCAAACTCCTCACCCTCGCGGGTGGGCTGGGCAATCGTCCATTCGTGCAGCGGGTACTTCGCCTCGCGGTTGGTGATGCGCTGGCCGGCTGACGAATAGGCCTTGCTGGTGAAAAAGCGCGGCCCACCTTGCGCGTCACGGCTGATGCCTTCAGGGAAGAGCTCGTCGAAGAATGCCATGGCTTATCCATTCCTCGCTTCGGCAACGCTGATCTGGCGCGCGACATCGCGGCCAAACTGCACTGCCGTTTCACGGCGAGCGCCTGCAGGCAAGGGAACAGTCACATAGAAATTTCGGGAGCCTGCAACCGCCGGCGAGGACGAGGCACCGCCACCACCACCCACATAGCCACCGCCTGCATAGCCGTTGAGGCGGCCCAGAAAGTCCAGGCCCAAGGCCCGCGTGCTGGCCGCGTTGATCACGTATTCACCACGGTGCACGATGCCAGCAGGCTCATACTTGCCGCCGTCGCCGGTATAGCCACCAGTGGCCAACCCCTTCAACGACAGGAAGTTATCCAGACTGTCGCCGGGCAAAGCACTGGCTGCCGCAGCTACTGTCGACGTACCGCCGAGCATGCCAATGCCAGTGCCAATCAAACCCATCAGGCCGCCACCGCTACCACCCGATCCCGCAACCCCCAGTGCGTTGCTGATCTGCTGCTTGATGATGATTCGGGTGATATCGGCAACGATGCTGTTGGCCAAATCGGAGAACGAGAGCTTGCCTGTGGTGACAAAAGTCACCAGCGCATCTTCCATGCCCTGCAGTGCATTGCTGACTGCGTTGCCGGTCAGATCCGCAACATTGGCGGCCGAATCGGCGTAATCTTTCAAGGCCTGCTTTGCCCCCAAGGCCCAGTTGCCCTGGGCCTCTGTCATCGCGACAAACGTGCCTCGGTACTTGGCCAAGGCTTTACCTTGGAATTCGTCAATCAGACCAAGCTGATCCTGAAAGAATTGGACTTGCTTGGGCGTGAGTTGACCGCCTGCCGCAGCCACAAGCTCATTGCGCTGACGCGCCAGGTCGTAGCGGCGCGCATCATAGGCATCACGGATCTGGTCCATGCCCGCCGCGTAGGTACGCTCGCGGCTGCTCATGCCCACCGCAGCGACCTCTCGATCCATGGTACGGCCCATGGTCTCCAGGTATTGCTCTGCCTCCTGGCGTGCCAGCTCCAGCGCCTTTTGCTGCTGGGCAAATGGCTGCTGGGACAACAAGACGGCCTGCGCTCGCACCAGCCGCTCCATGCTTTCGGCAGAGCCGTCAAAGGCGGCCGACAGCAGACCCCACTTTTTGGAGAAGTCCGGCAGCAAGTCATCCATCTGCCCCAGCAGCTCGTCGCCCAACTCTTTTCCCTTCCGGGCACGGATCTTCTTTTCGACCTCTTCCAGCGCTCCGAGCTCCGCCCGCACCGATGCCAGGCTTGATGCCGACAACTTGAGCTTGCCCTGCAGCATGTCCTGATCCAGCTTGATGCGGATCTTCTGGCTGTCGGTCAGCTTCTGGTCACCTTCCAGCTCGCGAGAAAGCTCCTCGGCTTTGGTGCGAATGCTGGTGACCAGGTTGTCATACGCCGTTTTCTCGGCCTTGATAGCTTGCGCACCGGCTTTGCTACCCTTCTCAGCTTTGAAATTGGCATCAGCCAGCTTGCCAACCAACCCCTGATATTCAGCAAGCGACAGGTTGCCCGACTGATACTGGGCGAACAGTTTGTTCAGCGTGGGCAGGTAATCCTTATCCACCCCATAGAGCTTCTGGCGGATCTCGGTAAGTTCCTTTTCTTCTTTGCCTCGCCGCATCTGCGCGGCCTCAACCGTTTCGGGATTGACACTGCCGCGACCACCGCCAGCGCCTTTCGACGAAGGGCTGAGCATCGTGAGCTGGGCCTGCAATGTTGCGATCTGGCTTTTGCGATCCTCGATCGTGCGCTTGATGTTCTCGGCGCCTGCGGTACGCCCACCGGCCTCTGCCCGCTGCAGCGCAGCCTCGGAGCGCTCGTTCTCGCCCCGCAGGCGCTCGATGGCACCCTCTATGCCGCTGGCCGTTTTGGCGTAGGCATTCGCGAGAGCCAGGCCTCCGCCTACGGCCGCACCGATGCCGAGCAATGCCAGCACGGCCGGATTAGCAGCCAGAGCCACACCCAGAGCTGTGATTGCCCCGGTCACCACGCCCAAGCCCTTGACCAGCAAGGCAATACCACCCACTACCGCCGCGCCTGCCAGCGTGTTGCCCAGCACCGCAAATGTTGTCTCGTTGTTGCGAATGACATCGCCCAAGGTCTCCACCCCGGATGACAAACCACTGATCGCCGAAGCCAGATTGCTTGTGACGCCTGTCGCCTTGTCAAAGTCGCCAACGGTCCGCATCGTGGCATTGGACAACTGGGTCCAGGCCTGGCCAACGGTCAAAACAGAGTTCTTGACCTCGCCAGCCAAGACTGCGGACTGAGCCTCCAAGGCCTTGATCACTTTGTCCGCAGTGATCTCGCCTTGCTCGCCCATCTTCCGCAGCTCGCCACGACTGACGCCCAGACCATCGGCCAGGGCTTGCGCCAGGCGCGGGGTTTGCTCCATCACAGAGTTCAGCTCTTCACCGCGCAGCGTGCCGCTGGCCAGGCCCTGGCCCAGCTGAATCAATGCGGCCTGAGCAGCTTGAGAGCTGACACCACTGATGGTGACTGCGTTGCCAATGGCCTCGGTAACTTTGAGCAAGGTGCTCTGCCCAATGCCAAGATCCTTGGCGGCGCTGCTGATGGTGGCAAAGGTGCCACCCAGCTCGGTGAAGCTGACGCGAGAGCGCTGGGCAATCTGGAACAGCTCGTCATAGGCATGAGAGGCTGCCTGCGCGCTGCCCGTGGCAAGCTTGAGCTTGTTGTGCAGGCTGGTGACGGCATCAGCCACACGGATGAACTCAGTGAAGCTGACCATGCCCGCAAAGGCGGCCACCATGGACCCGACCGCGCGCCCAGCCAAACCCGCCGCATCACCGATAGTGCCCATGTCATTGCTGACACGGCGCAGGCCCGCGCTGACCTCCCGGTCACCGTTCAGGCTCAATTGCAGGCCGATGGGCGTCATGCAGTGGTCACTCCCTTACTTGTTTTCAACGGACTGGCGTTTGTCACGAATGGCAGCCCAGGCATTGAGGGCTTCCAGCTCACAGGCAACCAGGCAAGCCCATAGCTCCCTGCGCTCTTCGCCAGGCGGCAAACCCGCCTCATCCAGGTAGGCACGCACGCCGGCGTAATCGAGGCCAGTCGCCCCACCCATACCACCCACCCGCCACTGGGTTTGCAGGGCTTGCCAATGCAACCAAACGGGCTCGTACTCCGGCCAGACGTAGATGAACTCATCAACATCGACAGCACGCAGCTTCGCCAGCATGCGAGCCATGGGTCCGTTCGCAGGGAGCTGGTTGGCGTTTGCATTGGCATGTGCGTACTCGATGGCCCGGCGTACGGCCCGCGTTAGTTTTTTTCCTTGGCGCCGACTTCGGCCAGGTAAGCGCGTGTAGCGAGCAAGGCCATCCCGGGCATGGAGCACATCGTCCTCAGCCCCTCCAGCGAGAAAGCGACGGGCTGGCCGTCTTCGCCCTTGACGTCAGACCAGCCCTGCACAACCTCCTCCAGAAAGTCGATTGCGGGGCGATCCTGCTCACGCATGACATCACCCACCTCTGCCTGGGTCAGGCGCTTGCAGGTGAGGCCAAAGTCAAAAGCCTGGGGCTTGCCTGCGGGATCGTTGATGGAGCCCTTGATGCGGATGCCCACCGTGTTGCTGAAAACGAGTTTGAGTGCCATGTGAAATGCCCGAACGGGCCCGATGAAGGCATGCGCAGCGGTCCCGCTCGGGCGACACGAGACAGGCCGGCGAACATCGCCAACCCTGCTGCGCACAAAACGATGTTTAGATGGCAGGCGGTAGCGTTGTCGTCTCGCCCTGGCATTGCAGAGTGACCGGCGTCTGCACAGCGCCCTGCGCCTGGCCCGTAGGCGCGCCGGAGGCCGAGGGAATGGCCACAAACATGACCTGCGCACCATTGGAGAAGGTGAACACCACAACGCGCTTGGCCTTAGCCTTGGCTGCTTTGCGACACTCCACATAGCCAGGGTCATCCGGGTCCAGCAGATTGGTGAAAGAGAAAGTCACCGGGTTGTCGGCCACCGGCGCATTCTTGAGCTGGGACACATGGATGGTGGAAGTGCTGGCCGTGACGGGATCACCGCCAGAAGCAGCCACCTCTTGCACGGAGCGAAACTCGGCATCCAGAGTGACCACATGGGCTTGACCGGACTTGAAGGTGCGGTAAGCCGTGGTGTCTTCGCCTTCGAGCTTGAAGGTCTTGGCGGCGGTATCCACATCGGCAATGCGGAAGGCACGGTCATTGACGGCGGACATGCCGGTGACATTGCGCAACACGATGATGTCGCCATCCTCAGGCGCCTGTGCAGGTACACCGCTATAGGTCACAACGCCTTCAGCGGCCTTGCTGATATCCGTGATGACGATGGCCGCAGATGCAGCGGTTTCCACTGCCACACCCACATCGGTCCAGAAAATTGGCTCCATGGTGATACTCCTCTATCAGGTCAGATCTGCGGAATTCGCTGAATGCCGCACGTAAAAAGTCGCAGTGGCGCAGGCTGTGGATTCACCATCCACATCAAAGTCCCACTCGATGCCCTGCAGGGCAATGCCAGAGGCCAGCTTTCCAAGCGTCTTGTCCAGCTGCAGGCGCTGCTGCACGGCCTGCAGCACACCGTCCGCCACTTCATCGGCGGTCTGATCTGCCGAGGCACGGCCGTAGCAATCCACCAGGATGGAGGTCACCCAGGTGCCGACCGGCATGCGCCCAGCCACCTGGTCGACCTGAGCCTGCCCCTGACGGACGACAGCGGCCGTGCGCACGGTGGAAGCCAGCACACGAGAGCGATTGCGCTCAACAAGGCTTGCCACCGGCGCGGCTTGCTTCAAAGCAGCTTCGACAGCCTTGGATAGGTTCAGAAAGCGGGTACTCACAACACAACCCCCAGCATCAGGCGCATATCGGTGCCATCGGGGTCAGACTCGGCAATGCGATAGGCCTTGCCATTGATGGAGATGGGTAGGCCCACCGGATTGGCAGGGCACTTGTCAGCTGGCACCAGAACGGTAGGCTGAGTCGTTGCCATGCCAATGGGCCCCACGCCGCCCGCTGCCGCGTCGTCGTCGAAGATGCCGCCGAACTCCTCGCCGCCATCAATCGACACGATGGCGTTGGGCAGCGTGCGAAAGACAGCCTTGCTGACTTGCGACTCCAGGCGGGCAAATGGGGCGATTGACATGCCAAGCCCCTGTCAAGCGGCAGGCGCCGCGTAAGTGCCCAGCTTCATTACCACCGTGGCGGCGCCGTTCGCAGCAGCAGCAATTGCCACCCCCACGCACAGCTGAGCTGCAGCCGTCTTGTTGACGCACTTGTTGGCGGCATCCCAGAACAGGCGGTCACCCACGGAGACAGCCAGCGCAGCTGTCTTGGCGATATCCACCACGCCATCGGTCTTGAACTCGCCTTCTTCATTGGCCGCCACATCGCCAGTCGCCACACCGAACAGTGCTGCACCAGCGAGATAGCCAACACCACTGGCGACCGCGACAGCCGGGATGAGGGTCACAATCGAACCCGCTTGAACATAGTTCTTCATAAGAAACTCCTTTGAGCCTTGTTGAGAGATGAGCTGCAGCAGCTGCTGCAGCGTTGCTTCATCAGGCAGCGCCAGTGGCCTTGCGCAGGCCACGGAAGTCGGTTGCCTTGGCGGCGAAGTCCAGGCGAGCCTTCATGCTCACGCCGTCGACCTCAAAGCCCATCTCGGACTCGATGACTGGACCCTCGGCACCGTCCAGGTAGCAGTACTCGACCGTATCCACCTGAGCCGAGTTGGCAGCCAGGTACCAGGCGGAGGCGCTGTTGGCATCGAGCAGAGGCTCGACCACAGGCTCCAGAGCCGTGCGACCGCCGGAGCGGAACTCATTGACCTGGCCAGGCTCGACAGGCACGTACTGCGCGCTGGTGTATTGGTAGGCAACCTGCTCCAGGGCGGCGGGCACAATGAGATAGCGAGGCGAGAGGTTGAGCAGCTCGCCCTGCATTCCCTTTTGCAGACGCATGTCCTTACGGCCAGCGCCCAGCTTGTCGATGCTGTCCAGCACGCTGCCGGCGCCTGCCAGGTTGCCGTGGGTTGCATGGAACAGCGCCACACCGTCGGCCATGTCGGCGTTATCGGTCAGCTGCGAATAGACCAGACGGTTTTCCAGTCGGGCAGCGCTATCGCCAAAGGCGCCGACGAGTCGATCAAAGCCGCGCAGATCGTCATTGACGATGGCCTGACGAGTCAGAGCCACGATGCGGCCATAGGTGACGACCTTGTAGCTCTCGGCGCCATCCTTCAGGGTGCCGTAGTTGAACTCGCCATGCTCATTGGTGCGCAGCAGCTCGGGCGCGCCAGACAGCTGCACCACCGAGATTTCCTTGAAGTCAGGCGCATTAGGCGCACGACGAGCCCAAACACGATAGGTGCTGGCTGCCTGCTCATAGGCAGAACGCAGACGGCGCCCTGCCACGTTGGACAGCAGAGCCGAGAAATCGGAAGTACCCATGTGGCCGGCAGTGCGCACCTGCAGCATGCGGCTGGCGATCTCCAGCCGAGACATGCCACGGGTATTGCCGCCGTTGCGCTCGATCATTTCGCGGCCAATCTCGATCAGGCTCATGCCACGGTATTGGCGACCGTTGTCGGTCAAGGCAGACGAAGCATCGACACGATGAAGCAAAGCCTCCTGCAGGCCGGCCATGCGGGTTTCATGCTCGTCAGACACGGTCTCGATGCGCACATTGCGATGGCCACCGGCTGCAGAGTCACGGCGGGCCAGCTCTTCCAGCACAGCTGTGCGAGCCTGCTCGACCGTGTTGCCGCCACGAATCAGGCCTGCAGCCAGGGCAGAAACGCCATGGCGTTGGCACAGATCGGTGATATCGCCAGAGCGCTGCTGTTCGGCTTGACGGGCCGCTACTGCCGCCTCATCAGCAGCATTGACACTGCGCTGCTGTGTCTGCTCGTTTGCGGGTGCTGCCGATACGGCTGCGCCAGAGTCCTGAGTCGTACCAGGCATGGTAGTTTCCTTTCGGTTAGGGGAACTTGTGGAGCTGCCAGAAACGGAACGAGTCGCGGCAGCGGGTTGAACTTCTATAAATTCGCAGGGGAAGGTGCGGACTTCGCGCTCTGCATCAGCATCCTGAGGAGCGCCACCAGCAGCGCGAATCTGGCTGTCCATGTCGGCAGGAATGGGAACCAGGGAGACTTCGTAAGGCTCCCAGTCAACAACGCGGTACTCCCAGACGCCGCCCTCCTGTTCGGGGGCGACCATTTCGACGCGGTGGCGGACATAGCCCACCGAGACGTTGCGCACAATGCGATCGGCCACGTCCTGCACGTAGCCCGCCACAGACTCGCGGCGACTGAAGGCCACATCGCAAATGCCTTCGCCGCCGGTGATTACTGGGTTTTCAACCACGCCGATCTGGTCTTCCAGATCCCAGGAGCGATGGGTGTTGAGCAGCGGTGCACCACGCTGCAAGCGATCCAGACGGATGGAGCCCTCTTCTACGACCAAGCGCTCCATGTAGGGGCGGTCGCGGTACCAGTCATAACGGCGAACCGCTGCGCCGGCGGTGAAGACCATCGAGGCGCGAGCCAAGGGGGAGTTGCCATCACCCTCAGCAGATGTCGCCCGCTGGAAGTTACGCAGCTCCATGGAGCGACCCGCCAGCGGCAGCTCGTCGCGGCGGGTGGATTGGGTGTTGGCGTTGGTGTTTGGCATACCCGGCACTTTGCGCGCCGGGGTGTCTCAAAGCGACCCAGTTTGAGACAATCTGAAATTAAGGCTGAGCGCTGTTTGTATCGGCAGCCCCTTTGACCTTCATCATCATCAGCAAGATGTCCAGGACACCGGCTTTCTTCAGGCGATCAATGTCCTCCTTCATCTCTTGCACAACCTCCTCTGGGTCGTAGCCCCGCTGACGCAGCTTTTCGCTGAAGGTCGAAAGCCCGCCTGCGATCTCTTTCAGGTCAGACTCCACATCGTCACGCGGGTTGGTGTACTCCCATTTGGGTGTGGCATAGCGCACGTTGTAGTCAGCCTTTTTCACCAGACCGCCCAGCTCTGCCGCATCAACGAACGCCCTGACCATGGGAGCAATCAGACAGGGGATGACATGCAGCCATTGTTCCCGCTCCGCCTCGCGCTTGTAGTCAAGGCGACGAATACGGGCGCTGCTGAAATTCACCTGGCTCACGTCACCGGTCATCATTTCGTAGGTCCAGCCTGCCCCGGCAGCGATGAGGTGGAGCGCCTGGCGGACGTACTCGACATAGCCCGGCACTGCTTTTGGCTCCACGACAGTCAGCGTCGTGCCCGTGGGCACTTCCATCATCCCGCCACTGGGGAGATCACCCAGCATGCGACCACCCTCCGATACCTTGGTGCCTTGACCGTCTGCCAATGCATTGACATCACCGGAGGCCAGAACGCTGAGTCTGGACTCTAGGTTCTTGCGGTTGATCTCAGCATCCTCATACAGCGAGAGGTCACGCACACGGGAAATTACCGGCGCAATGCGCGGAAAGCCGCGCCCCTGGCCAGGCCGATCTTTCGTGAAGTAGTGAATGATGCTGGTGGCCGGCACGAATCGGCTGCCACCATTGCGAGTGCGTGGCAGCACCATGTCGCCGGGGTGCTGTTCAAACAGGTAATAACCCATCACCCGCCCGAGCGCGTCGTAGGCCTTGCCTTGCACCACGTCATAACCGTCGATACGACCATTGCGGCTATCGTCCAGCCAGTCGATTTCGAGCACCTGAAACTGCACAGGGACCGCTATGCCGTCTTCTTTACGGCGTGGACGAATACGGATGAGCACCTCACCATCACGCGCAGCAGTCAGGTGAGCCAGATCCTGCAGTCCATAAATGTCGAGCTGGCCATCGGCATCAGCCTGGGTCCCCCACTCCATCCAGAGCTTGGCGAAGGCCTTTGCCTCGGTGCCCAGCCATTTTGGGATGATGCCGGTGCCAATGATGTTGGCAGTATGGCTAGACAAGCCGCGAGCGATATAGGGCACGTTCTGAGCGAGCGCGCGTGACCTGGTCCGCAACGTGCGCGCATCAGCAGCATGATCCGCGTTCGCGCTGGCTCCAGAGCGGCGGGGGCGCCAGCCATCGGACTGATTTGCACCTTCATAGGCGCGCTGCAGCAGTTGGCGCGCACTATGGCGGCGCAGGCCAGATGAGGGGCTGATGTAGCCCACGATCTTGTCGATGATGTTGGCCATCAATCACCCCGCAGAGTAGTGAAGCGGAAGCGACGAAAACCACCACGCGGCGCGCCTTCAGGCCTAACAAGTGCCGCCTGAATACGCGATTCAGCCTGAAACAGCTCCGACATATCGCGGAACTCAACGCGGCGACCGTTGACCATGACGGACTTCTCACCCGTGGCAATGGCACGCCGCACATTCTCAAGATCGTCTTGCGTATAGGCCATGAGCCTCTCCTAGATGGTTCTGTAACCCACGCAAGCTAATGCGTGGACAGTCTCATTGCGACCCGGAGCGAGACTGTTTCACCTGCCCCTCCTGCTTCAGGATGCGATAGACCGATGCGCGGCTGATGCCCAGCCTTCGTGCCACCTCAGTGGCATTGCGGCCGTTGAACAGTGAGAGAACCTGCCGCGCCTGGTCACGACGTGCTGATGCAGTCCGGGGAGAGATGCGCTGCCGATCCCCCTTAAATTCGGTGCGAACCGCGTTCTTGAGCTCGGCCAGCTTTGCCGACTGCACGCCATCCGCAAAGCCTGGTATCTCAAGCAGCAGGTAGTCAAAGATCCGGTCCACCAGGTCGAAATCGTCATCATTGGCTTGACTCATTGTTTTCAGCTTCTCGCGGTTCAACCCAGGCGCAGGCGCGACACGGCCGCGCGACGCTGTTGATAGATAGGGGCATCGACTTCCTGCACTCGCGCAGCAACCAATGGCATCGCTGCGACAGTGACCTCCTCAGTCACCCGCGGGGCACTGAATAGGTCTTCTGCTGGCTGCACCAGCTGCTCCAGCTGCAGCCACTTGGCTTCACTCCACTTGTGGATGCCCTGGCACATCGCGGCATGCATTGCATAGTTGCGAATATCAAGTTCCTCATTGCGAGGGCGCCGCTTGACCCATTTGTAGGCATCCTGGCCCTTGATCTTGGTAAGAACTCGCTGCTCAGCCGTGAGCTGCTCATAGAACTCGCGCGGGAGATCTGTGCTGAAGTGCACATAGCCCGGCCCTGGCTCTGCAATCGCCAGCTGGCCCAGCAACAGGTCTTTGGCCTGGTCAACCCCCACCAAGTAGAGCTTGATGCCGCGCTGCACCTTCATGCCACGATGATTCACTTCCTGAAGGCTGCTCGGCCCGACGATGGGCTTGTTGTCGTCACCCTTGATGGCGCGCAGGTTCGGGATACGGCCCTGGTTGTTGCGCACCCAGTTGTAGACGGCATGCGTCTGGTCAGAAGAGTCAATGCTGGTTGCGCTGATGCCCAGGCTGGGCCCGTGGCCTGCTTGCTGGAATCGTTGCAGCAAGAATGCTGTGACTGGCTCCCAGTCCTCATCCACAGCTGGATTGCCGTCGATGCTGATCCGCGCGACTGGCCAACTCTCCATGCCGCGCCCCCAAGCCCAGATGGTGATCTGCCACCATGTGCGCTGCACATCAACGCCAGCTGTGAGGTACAGAGCTCCCTTGCATACCATGCCCAAGGGGTATGGCTCGGCACGCGCCTGCAGGGCGTGCTCGTCCGTTCGGTCGCCCTTGAGTTCCCAGGTCTCGCCCAAGGTTTCGTTAACGAACAGCTTCATGGGCTCCACGTCGCCGGCTTCGAGCTTCTTCAGTGCATTCTCGAATTCCTGCACGATGTCGGACCAGGCACGCTGCGGGCTATAACCCGTCCAGACATGCAGACCCAGGGTCTTGGGCGGCAGGCAGGGGCGCAGATCCTTGTCGCGCCAGATACGGTCTCGGCCGTAACGCTTGCCCGTGCGCTCGCACACCCAGGCCCCATCCATAGGCACGCCACCGGCCAAATAGTCGGCCTGGGTGATGCTTTCACGGCAGTGGGGGCAGACATGGCGAACGCTGGCAGGGTTGCCCCGTTCCCACTGGAAGCCATAACGCTTGTCCTTGCCACCCCACATCAACGGATGCTCAGCATCGCAATGCGGGCACTCGATATGAAAGCGCACCAGGCCCTCGGCCTCTTCCACCGCGTCCTCGATATGGCACATGCCCTTGAGGAGCGGAGTGGAGCCGCAGACGAGCTTGGGATAAGCAGCCCCCTCCAGACGGCCACGTGCCAGGCCACGGGGAGGGCCGGCCTTCTCGATGCTTCGATCAAACTTGGAGATCTCATCCAGGATGACCACGGCCACGGTGATGCGTCGATACGCCCGCGCCGCCTTGCCGCCCAGCAGATGCAGCACGCTGTCCCGAAACGGCTTGAACTTGATGGTTTCCTCGGAGGTACCCTTGCCCCGCTTGCGCGCCTTGTTGATCGACGTGACGCCGGTCAGCGGGTCCAGCAGAGGATCGATTTCCGTCTTGACGTAGTTGTCCCGGTCGTCATCGGTAGGCTGCCACAGCGCCTGCTTGCGGCGCCGGTGGGCGATGTTGTAGCAGACGAAGGCGGTGATCATCTTCGTATACCCGACACGCTTTGCCTTGACCACATCGAGCTCAACAATGCGGTCATCGCTCATGAAGTCCAGGATGCCCACCTGAAAGGCCCAGGCCTCCCACGCGCCCTTCTGATGACTGCTCTCGCCGGCCAGCTTAAACTCGGCCTGCGCCCAGTCGCCCAGGCGCTGAGGCGGTTCTGCGCGCATGCTCTCCATACCCAGGCGCACTGCCGCCTTGATGGCTTCGGCAGTTTCAGCATGCAGCAGCTTTCCCATCGTGGTCAATCTGCGCTCCCCTCTTCGCTGATATCAGAATCCGGCGCTTGCCCTTCTTCTGCAAGCATCGCGTCCAGGCTTTCGGTCACCAGACTGTCGGTACCGCGTATCCATTCGTTGCGTGCACCGGCGATCACCTTGAGCACAGCCGTCTTGGCCTCCTCTGGGAGATCCGGACAGGCCTTCGCAAGCATCGGCTCCAGCTGGTCGAATCGGTCGACAACGGCACTGGCCACCATGCCGAGCACATCGGCCAGCAGACCGACCGGCGCGTATTCCTTGCGAGCGACCGCGTTCTTGATCGACTGGCCTTCGCGCTGCTCGCGGGCCAGGGCTGCACGCTCCTGCGTCAGGTCCAGGCCACCGAGCTCAGAACCGAGCCGGCCGGCCGCCTGATCGCGCAGCCGCTCGCAGTAAGCGAGCAGCCATTCGTGACCGGTGTCGCCGCGCGTCATCACGCTTTCGGACATCAGTTGGCTCACACGGGCCTCGCTGATGCCGACCATTTCCGCGAAATCTGCTTGCGAAATAGGAGCATCAAGTCCAATGACAGCCTTCACTTAACCCCCCTAGCAACACTGCGAAATACTGGAAAGGTGCGGCTCGAATTACCCGCTCCTGAGGGGCCCCAGGAGGACCCACGGCCCGCCTCTTTTTTGAGCAATGCTTCTTTTTTGAGCAACCCCCTCGGATATGCCTCATTTTTGAGCACCACCGACCTCATGCCGCCAGCCCTCCGATGTCGCGGCGACCGCTGTCCCAGGAGAACTTGAGCACTGCGCCGCCGTCCTCGCGCAGACGATCCACCACGCGCTCGCCCAGGTACTTGCTGCTCAGGTCCTCGATCGTGTGGTTGGTCAGCAGCAGCGAGGGCTTGCGCTGCTCATAGCGTTCATTGAGAACGTCGAAAAGCACATTGCGCTCAAACTCCGTACCCTGCTGCACACCGACCTCGTCCACGATCAACAGATCCGGGAATACCATCTGCGCCACCACATCGCTCTCGGTCACGCCTGAGTTGCGGGCCCAGCTGTCCTTGACCATGCGCACGATGCGGCCGGCAGAGACAAACAGCACACTGGCCTTGTGCTCGCGCATCACCTGCAGACCGATGCCCACGGCCAGGTGTGTCTTGCCCGTACCGAAGTTGCCCATGAAGATCGCACTGCGTCCTGTCTTGCGCACCCTGGCAAAGTCATCGGCATACGCCTGGGCAAAGTCCAACGCCATCTGCTGGCCCGCATGGCTCACCACGTACGAGTCCAGCGTGCGATCACGAAAGCGCTCAGGGATGCCGGCGCGGCCCATCCTGGCCTCCCACTCCTGCACCCGCACTGCACGGCGCTGCTGCTCATCACGTTGCCTCTCAGCCTCACGCTCTGCCGCTGCGCAGGCTGGGCAGCCCAGCCAGATGTTGCCCAGATGGCACAACGACTGGAAGGGGCCATGCTTCAGGCACTCGGCCTGCTTCACCAGCGGGGGACGATGCACACCCGACTGGATGGCAGCAGACAGCGAGCGGCTGCCGGGTTGGCGATTCATTTCATTCATCACAGCGCATGCACTCCTATGCCTTGGTGGCGGGCTTTGATGGGTGGCTCACTACGGTCAGCGCGGGGCTTGGTCGGGGCTGAGGCAGTCGCAAGCACCCGGTCAACGTAGGAAGGCAGGTAAGCAATCGGTTCACGCGCTTCAGCTCGAGCACGGGCCACAGCCACCCGCATCTGCCCCACCGTCACACGGCTGGTGCACCAGCTGTTGGCCAGCGGCCAGAACTTCTTGCGGTCATGGATGCTGGTGTGGTCGACCTGCACGCCAAACTCTTCGAACACGGCTGCCCATTCGGCTTCACGAGCAGGCACCACGGCATCCGTGCGCGCCTTCTCTTCATCATCGATATGGTTCTGGTTCTGGTTCTGGTTGGTGGTACGGGCGTTCAACGACCGTTCAACGTCCGTTGCACCGGGTTCACCTTCGCCACCTTGAGCGGATTGACCAGCAGCACCACCACCAGCCAAAGGCGGTGCAGGCTTCTTCCCACCCTTGCGTTTAGCCGCAGACGCCCTACCGGCAAGCGATTGCTGCTCCTGTTTTTTCAGGTACGCAGCCAACTCGATATCACAGCGGTCGTTATGCCAGCCGTCATCCTGCAGCTTGAAGAACTCATCCAGCAGCCCTTGCAGCACGGCGCGCAGCTCATCAGTCGTTGCCAGCACACGGCGCGCCAGCTTGTCGAAGTCTGGGTTCAACGGCTGCTCGGTGTCGTAATACAAATCCAGCAGTTCCCGGTACAACGCCCGTTCAACGAACGTTAAATGCCGGGTTGCATTGTTGAAGTCACCGATATGGTGGGGGTAGTGATTCATTGCCCTAGGCCCTACTGATATCAGGCAATAGATTGCTGCTGCGCTTTGCACTTCACAGGCACAACGTCACGCTGGCGCGGCGATGCACTGCAACTGCGGGCAGCTCCCTGCTCTAAGCGGCCTGCAGCCAGCAAGGCGTTCACCGTGCTGGCCACGCTGCACAGCTCCAGCCACTCGCCGGTCTGCTCGTTGTGATAGTCCCGCAGCTCGCGGCGGCTCATGTCGCGCACGCCGTTCTTGTGGGCATGGCGCAGCGATTCATACAGGCGCTCGCTCAAGCGGCGGCGCGTCTCATTGCCCAAGGCGGCAAAGGCTTCGGCGCTGGTATCGCGCCCGGTCGTGTTGGTGCTGTGCTGTTGCATAGTCCTCTCCTGCTATTGAAATGAGGGCAGCTCAGCGCAGCCCTGCTGCCTCCAGGGCCTCATACGTCCGATATCGAATCCGGCGGTCCAGCAGCTCCTGCACGTTCAGGGACTGCACCAGCCGCTGCATGCTCAACCGGGGCTTGTAGTTGCCACGGCGAACGAAAAGCATCACAGGGCGCACATCCACGCCAGTGCGGCCCACCACGGCCCAGACGCCCGGTGCCAGGTGGCCCGTGCGCTGGTCCAACTCGCCCTTGGCTGTCATGCGCGGTGCACCACGGTGCTTGCCATAGCTCACGAAGTAACGGCGACCAAGGTATGGGCCGCCCGTCTTCAGCTTTGCGCCGCCGCGCTTGTGGATCACGGCCTTGCGGCGGTCGCTCATGTTGGCGCGGTAGCCTGCATCGCCAAACGCCTGCAGATACGACAGCACCTGCACCACAAACCCGGCCTTCAGATTGCCGTGACCGTCCTCGCTGCCGGGGAACGGGTTGGCGGGAATGACCACCTGAAAGCCCGCCGGCAACACGCCAATGCGGCGCAGGCGCACCTCGCTGCGCTTGTCAGCACGGCGCCCGCCAAATTCCTGGGCCTGCAGCACATGCTGGGGGTCCACACCGGTCTTGCCGCCAATGGTGGGCAAGCGGTCTGCACGCCCAGCAGTGGGGGCTACCACCGCCATCAGCTTGTCGCGCGTGGCCTTGGCCACCTTGGGGCTGTTGGCAATAAAGGTGGTGGGCCGGTCAAACACTGTGCGCAGCTCCTGGCGCATGGCAGCCTGGGCCGCAAACGCCACATCGTTCAGCGCCTTGGCGGTCGCCGTACGCACACCGCCTGCAGACAGCTGCCGCAGACCGCCCTGCACCTGGCGCAGCCCATCCACTTTGATCTTCAAACCCATATCAGCCATGGCGCGCACCCCCATCAATCACAGGGGCCGCACGGCGCAGCGCGCGCATGCTGGCCTGGCAGTCGGCAATGGCCTCCTGCAGGCCCATGGCGTGAAAGCTCGCCCGGTTCTCCTCGGCCTGGCTCACCGCCTCCAAGGGCCCAGCACCCTCGGCCGCAGCGCGGTGCACTGGCTCGGCCATCGCCTGCAGATACTGGGCAAAGGCCATGGCCAGGGCGGTCAGGGCTTCAGAAGGCGGCAGCACATCCAGGCGGCGCACCAGCGGCTGGCACACCTGCCCCAGAAAGCCAGCCTCTGCCTCCAGCAGCACCGTGCTGCCTGTGGCCCGCTGCATCAGCAGGGCCTCGCGCAGCGTCAGGTGATGGGTGAAGTTGGTCGGGTTCAGCTTGTGCGTCAGCGTGCCCTTGGGCATCTGCAAGGCCTCGGCCACTGCCGCCACCCCGCCGGGGAAGCCATGCACCAGCTGGTGCGCCACCAGCAGCACATCGTCCACAGAACGCTTGTCGGCCTGCACCTCATCGGCGACATAGACCCCGTAGCCCGAGATGGAGACACTCAATCCCATGTCCATACCTCACACCCCTTCCCAAACAGAACAGGCCTCGCTGCAGGCCCAGGTGGATGCCATCACCCTGCTGTTGCAGCAGATGGTGCTGGTGCTCGAATGCGAGCCGCGATTTACCGCAGACAGGCTGGCGCGCTGGGTTGACACCTGCACCAGGCGCACACAGGCCACCAGCAGCACAAGCCCGGCCACCCTGCAGGCCCTGGCGGCACTGCGCAGCCAGGTGCTGGCATAAGCCATGACGAACACACCAGCCCACGCCGCACCCTTGGCTACCATGGCGGCAAGCACCCCGATATCAGAGACACCCCAGAGAAAGAACGCAGCCATGCACGACACCCAGCCCACCACAACCGAAGAACGCATGGACGCAGTCGAAGCCATGCTGGGCCACTTGATCTTTTTGTTGGAGGTAGAGCCGAACTTCACAGCTGAGGCCCTTGCGCGGTGGATTGCGAAGTGCCGCCAGGCTGAGCGCGACAAAGGCATTGCAGACCCTCGCCAACAGCTGGTGTTTGCGCGGCTATGCCAAAAGCTCGGTCTTGATGGGGCAGACACGCCCCAGGAAACAGATTCAGCAGCTCAGCAAGCCGTGCGGTCTGAGTCGGGGACAGCTCAACACAAGCCTGCTGCAGGCTGATCAGCCATGTCAGCTCTGCATCCAGCATCAGGATGGCCGTGTAGACGCAACGGGCTGGCAGGCCGAACTGAGTGGCGACGGGAAGCGCATTGCGACCATCCCAGGCGCGTGCGATATCAGCGGCAATTGAGTCAATCAGAGCAAGCTTGTGACGGCGTCGTGATGGGATTTCAGCCATGCGCCGGCTCCTGAGGAAGTTGTGCATCCGCAGCTTTTTCATCAGCGATACGAGACAAAACCCCACGCACACGATCAGCGGTTGCCTGCGGCAAATCCTCCGACCAAAGGTAGACAGCCTGAACTGATCGGTAGCCCATGGCTGCAGCTGCCTTCTTTGGCGTGCCACCCAACAACTCAATCGCGTGCGTTTTCTTCATTTCTTCATTGTAAACATGTTTACAGAAAAAGAAGAAAACAGATTTACACAACAGGACGTATTGTTAAAACATGCTCTACGGTGAAAGACTCCAACTTGCGATGGACAAGCGCGGCGAGGCGATTGGCCGCGTGATCGAACGCAAGGATGTGGCCAATGTTGCAAAAAGGTCTGTTCAGAACATAGGCATGATCATCACTAATGCCAAAGGTCGCGACCAGAAGCTTTCAACTGAGGCACATGAAGCCGTGGCCGCATTCCTCAAGGTCAATTCACGCTGGTTACTGACAGGCGAAGGGCCAATGGAGGTAAGCGTACAAGTCAACGCTCCTACTGAACTCACACCTGCAGCGGTTGAACTGGCGGTGCTGTTTGACATGATTCCTCAAGCCGACAAACTCAGCCGCGCAAAAGCATTCAACGCAGCCAGCACAGCAGTCATGCAAGTGCTTCAAGACGCTGCCGCCAAGAAATAAGCAGGTCTTCATTTGGGAAGACCAGGACGCGCACACCCTCCTTTGTGCACGCCTCAACTGACAAAACCACATCTGAATCGCACTCGTCGCGTCCGCGAATGCGCACCAGCACGCCTTCATGGCTTCGACGTGTTGGTACTGTGTTTTTGTACATGCTTTCATCTTAATCGCTACAACTCTTGGTGAGCAAGCACTTCAATTTTCATCACAACTGATTTATTTGTAGATGAATTTACAAAAAAATTCGCCTTCTTTTGTAAATCTGTTTACACTGCAAAGAACGCAAAGCAAACTTGTTTACCTACAAACACTTTGTGTTGGGCTCCTCGGTATCGACCGGGCACAGCCCGGTCTTTAAAAGTCATATGCCCATGTTGTTCGCTCCACCAGTGCGGAGTGTCCCCGGGCCAATAGCACCAGCGGGCATGGCCGCTGCTCTGCGCGGTATCCCTGCCGTAACCAGCCGTCTAAGAACGTACACGGTCAAAAGGGTGAGGCGAAGGCGGCCAAGAGCAAGAACGGTCATGCCGGTTGGAATCCCGGCAACGGTCAACCCGTGCGCTGCGACGTAAACCTAAACGTCTTGTTGCAGCGTGCATTTTTTTGTTGACTAGGCTTTAAATACAGCCTCTGCCATGCGCGACTCCCCTCCCTTTGCTTCCAGCAAAGTCCGAGCGACCTTCATGCATGCCTCTCGCTCGGAATCGGTGAGCATCCTTGCCTGATCCAGCAAAGTCATGCCCCCGTTGTAGCCATCGCGTGTAGCTTGAATGATGGATTTAAAGCCATCTTCATCCAGCGGCGCATACCCGACTGATAGCAATGCATCGTTAACCTGCGGTCGCATTGCGGCTTTGAACTGACCAAGTTCTTGGCGCACAAATCCAACCAGGCAAAGAACCATCAGATGCTGATCAGCCCACTGCACGTACCACGGCATGGCGTCATCTCTGTGTGCCAGAACCAGATTCCACAAAGCAGCACGATCGAGAAGTTCGCCACTATGCAAATCAATTGCGGATGTGATGTCAGCAAAAGTGAAGGCCTCCTCTACCTCACCAGGCCACACCACCCCTGACATAGCCCGCCGATCGCTGGCCCATGCCCTAGGTGTGAAATCAACCTCGCGCAAGGGTGTACCTCGACGATTAACCGTCAGCCTAAATCGTGCAGCAGATGGGACCGTTTGCCATTGCGTTTGTTTAGGCGCACCCGGCACCTCGTCGCGAAATGACTGCGCAGAATCAGGCAATCCACACCATTCCCATAAACCGCGCACCTTGATGTCACGACCTGCTCTGATGTCATGTACACCGAGCATCTGCGAAAACTTAAACAGTCGTAGTTCGCCAATCAGGTAGTCCCAGGCCCGCACACCCTCCTCGGTTGCATACATCCGAATCGGAAAAATGTCCCGTCTCGTGTCTGTACCGAAGTCTTCGCGATAGTGAATGTTGAAAAGTGGATAAGACCCAGCCGGCGGCTCTCTTTTCATCGGCACCACCTCAACCTCAGGTTTATTTTTATTGCATTTTCTAAACCAATCGAAGAACCCCATACCCCCTCCGTGACCAGGAAATAAAACCGCCCCTCTCAAGAAAAAGACAAATCAAAGCAACATTGAGCGAGGTGCAGTGGTTTTGCAGGGTTTAGTTCAACCCGTCTTTCGCACACAGGGATTCAGCTGCCTCACCAATTGAAAGCACTAGATACTGCAGTGACTCACCCTGATTTTTGATCGCGAATCCAATGAAGCGCTCAAAGCCAGAGTAAGCACCGTATCCATTTTTCGCATTGACCTGGCCACACATCTTCCACAAACCGACTTCAGAAGGCTTGTATCGGATGTTCTTGAATTTTGCGCTGTCGGCGTCTTTCAATGAATCCTCGAGAGCTGCGCGAAGCAGCTTCTCATTTAGCTTCGGTGCTGGCTGTGCAGCAGCAGTCCCACACGCCAACAACATCAAGATTGAAATGAAAGTCTTCATAGTTACCCTCTTATAGATGTAACAACATGATGCCATGACGACACATATCGTCAGAAAAATCGAAGTCTTGCGACGCAATCACTTCAAGCCCGCACCCTGCGGGCTTTTTTTTATGGCGAATCTGGAGCGCCTTTTCTCCAGTCAACAAGGAAGCCTCAATGCCCATCAACCAACCAACCTTCAAGTTCAACCTGAAGCAAAACGTGCAAATCATCATCAGCGGCGAGCAAGGCCAGGTGCGTGCTCGCGGCGACGGTGTAGAGCGCACCAATCAATACCTCGTGCACTACAAGAGCGCACAGGGTATGGCGACCGAAGCATGGTGGAACGAAGACCAGATTGAAGCAGTCTGACATCCCAGCCAAACAGGCCCGCGCAATGCGGGCCTTGTCTTTAGAACTATCCGGCGTGACCACTCAAGCAGGTGCGGCAGCTCAGGAATTCGCCTGGGCTGGCGTCAGTTGAGAGCTTGGCGAGAGTGGTCACACCAGATGGTTTTGTTTTCGCCGGGCCTGGGGCATCTCCTCCCTCCCTTCTAACCACTTCCCCAGGCACGCCCACCAGGGTGCCGGCACTTTTCACCCCAGCCCCACCGCACAGGACTACCAGACCGTGACGAACTGCCCGTGTTTTAGAGGCTTGCAACTAAAGCACACACACCGCAGTCCGGTTGGCAAAAGTCCTGATATCAGGAACCATATACAATTAAATTTGTATGAACCCATGTGAGAGTCAAACTATGAAACACGGCAAAGCGCTTCTCGCTGGCCTGTTCGCAGGTCTGGCAGCACCCTCAACCATTGCATCTACACCACGCTACCATGAGCTTCAAGGTAGCGACCTGCAAAGGATACGCGGCGATGCTGTTCGCGTTGGTAACACGTTCAAGTATGTGATTGCTCGTGAATCCAGCAAAAAAGCAAAACCCAACAGTTAAGCCTGCTCAGGCCGCCCCGCGGCAATCTGAGCAACAGCAACAGATGCTGGCATCTGCCCAGTGGTCTGGCCCCCTACCACCTCCTGCTGCTCTAGAGCACTTCAATTCGATCATCCCCAACGGGGCTGATCGAATCATGACTCTGGTCGAAAAGGAGCAAGAGCACCGCATTGCGCATGAAACCACTGCGTTGCGAGCCGAGATCACCGACTTCCGTACAGGTATGGTTATCGGCGCATTCTTGGCCTTTCTCTGCATAGTCGGCGCCGTTTACTGCGCTTTCATCGGCGCACACCCAATGGTCAGCATCGCCTTGGTGAGCTTGCCAATCATGGTGCTCATCGGCAAATTCTTGGCTAAACGAGATAGCTAAACTACATCTAAGCCCGCCTCATTGGCGGGTTTTTTCTTCCCCGGTATCCAACCAGCCCGCCAGCAAACGCTGAGCGGGCTTTTTTCATGGAGCTAATGACCATGTCAACAACCGCCCCCACCGAGCGAAAAGCCCCCACTCGCCAACGCGCCCCCAAGGCCGAGCACCTGAGCATGGCTCACCCCGATCTGCCCCATACGGAACACCCGCATTTCTGGGTTGCCACCTATCTCGCGGATCTGGCTGAGCAAGTCGCACTTGAGCACCTTCGGCGAAAGATCCGTCCAAAGGTAGACAAGTTGACCTTCGATGCACTCTGGACCTCGGACACGTTCTACTTCGTCAGGATTAATCAATCCGCTGAATTTGTGCGTAAGGAAGGCCTGCTGCTCTACGCATGGCCCGGAACCAAGCTTTTCACCAACCCCGAAGCCCGCCACTGAGCGGGCTTTTCTTTTGCCCTCAACCGGAGACCCCATGCAAGCAACACGCACCACCTGGCCCAGCATGCGATGCACCAACCCGGCATTCGAGCACCGCGATGCCTTGCGCACCAACATTGCCGAGACCTTCGCCAGGGCGCGCGAGCGCATCGCGGCCGAGCAGGCAGCCCAGGCCAAAAAGCCGCGCCGCCGCACCCAGCACAGCCCGGCACTGATGACCATCAAGCGCGTGCGTGCCGGCACCACCAACCACCTGAATTTGCAGCTTTTCTAGGAGCCGCCTCCATGCGCGTTTTCGTCCTGACATGCGGCGGCGTCTCCATCCAGCACATAGCCCGCAGCACCGCCGAAGCGTTTGACCACGGCTTTGTCGAGCTGGGCCACCTGGGCTTGGGGATCTCTTGCCGATGCATCCGATAGACACCGTGCTGCACGAGCTGCAGCACCGCGACCGACAGCGCAGCCGTCTGCTGCGCCTCATGCAGAGCCAGGCGGCAACCACTGCCAAGCCTAGTGCCTCTCTCAACACCTACTTTCAAACCGAGCTGCAGCAAGCGCTGCGCGCCCACAAACCTGCAAAGGAGCAACGCCATGCCCACCCGCTCTATCGTGATCTTCGGCCCCAAAGGCTGCGGTAAGACCAGCCAGGCAGCACGCCTGCAGCAGCATTTCGGCCTCAGCAAGGTCTATGACACCGACTGCGAAGGCCTGACCAGCGCCCGCCAGCTGCCGCGCAATGACACCCTGATCCTGGCCAACACCCAGCCGCAGCGCTGCCCCGTTCGCAGCATGAGCTTTGAGCAGGCTGTGCGCCAGATGTCTCAGGCACCCGCTCACGCCCATGGCTGACGCCTTCAAGTCCACCTGGGCCGGTGGCGAGGTGCTGATCCCCAAGGCCCAGGTCGAAGCCGAAGCCCGCGAGGCCTACCACGCAGGCCGCACGCCCAACGAGGCCTGCCCCTACCCCTTCCACACCGACGCCGGCCTGCAGTGGCTGGCGACCTTCAACCTCTGCATGCCGCTGTCTACCGACAAACAGCCACTCCCCAATGACCACCTCCCACATCCCTAAAGGCGGCATGTGCACCACCTGCGCCAATGGATCCAAAGCCTGCGCGGATCTGCAGTTTGCGAGCATGCCGCCAATCCAACGCTACCCCGACGGCATCACTGCCGTGAAGTGCACCGGCCACAGCGCGCCAGCCGCCTCGCCGCCGCTCTGCATCAGCTGCGGCGCACGAAACCACCCGCTGCCCGATGGCAGCCTGCCCTGCGGTCACTGAGCGCACGAACCACTCATAGATATCGATGAACTGAGCCAAACGCTCACATCAATGAATAACGGTCCGACATTGAGCGGGCTTTTTTGTTTTCAAAAGAGGAGCATCCATGCACATCGCACACGCCGAGAACATTCACATCCACCTGCCTGCAGGCCTTGCACTGGGTTCGACCTTGTCTACCTTCCTGGACGCCTCAAGCGCAGTAGCCCCCATCAACGCCAGCGAATCACTTGCCATTCACACGGTGGGCCACGGCGAGTATTGGGCCGGCCAGGGCGGTCACTTCATATGCACGCTACCCGCAATGCACGGCCTGCCCACCCGCCACCTGATCGCTGCAGCGGAAGAAAACGAATGCACCTGGGGCAAAGGCGGCGAGGACGTACCAGGCGCCGCCAGCCAGTACGACGGCAAGGCCAACACCGCCGCCCTTGTGGCGCACGGCGGGCATCCAGCTGCCGAGTGGGCCGCCACCTATGAGGCGAACGGCCTCAAAGACTTCTACCTGCCCAGCCGCCTTGAGCTGTTGATGTGCTACCTGGCCGCACCCCAGCTTTTCAAGAAGGAAGGCCACTACTGGAGCAGCTCGCAGTACTCGCGCTACGGCGCCTGGTGCCAGGTCTTCGAGTACGGCGCCAGCAACGGCAACGTCAAGGACGACGAGCTCCGCGCTCGCCCCGTCCGCACGATTCAACTTTAAGCCTTCATCCCTTCATCACTTCCGGCGCGCAGCGCCGGTTCTTTTTTGTCCGCAGGAGTTTTCATGAACACCATTCAACTGCCAGCCATCGGCTGCTTCATCGTCAGCCAAGGCGGCTACCTGGGCGCCATCATGCGCGGCCTTGCTGCTGATGGCAGCCAAGACTATGCCCTGATCGTGCCAGCCGCGGCAGGCGCTGAAATCGAGGCCACCGCCTGGGCTCCTGAGTACGTGAAGATCGAAGGCACTGACAGCAAAACCGACGGCGTGGCCAACACCGCCGCCATGGCTGCGGCAGGCCTGGACTTGGCCAAGCGCATCACCACCCTGGACCTGCACGGGTTTCAGGATTGGTATCTGCCAGCAACCCATGAGCTGCGCACCCTCTACATCAACGTGCCGGAGCTCTTCTCCAATGACGAGTGGTACTGGAGCAGCACGCAGTGCTCGCGCAGCGGCGCCTGGTGCCAGGACTTCGAGTTCGGCGGCAGCAGCAGCGGCGACAAGGACTTCGCGCTCCGCGCTCGCCCCGTCCGCCAGATTCCACTTTCCCACTTCAACGCTTGATTACTTCCGGCGCGCAGCGCCGGTTCATTTATTTCAACAGGAGCTTTCATGCGCACCATCACATTGCCCGCATTGGGCAGCTTTATCACTGGTCAAGGCGGCTATCTGGGCGCCATCATTCGTGGCGCAGCCGCCGACGGCAGTCAAGACTACGCTGTCATCGTGCCCGAGGAGGAAGGCGCAGAACTCAAGGATGTCGCCTGGTCGCAGGAGTACGCAATCATTGAAGGCGCCAGCAGCAAGACCGATGGCGCAGCCAACACAGCTGCGATGGCTGCAGCTGGCCTGGAACTTGCCAAGCACATCACCTCGCTGGAACTGCACGGGCACAAGGATTGGTACCTGCCATCTGCTGGCGAGCTGCGAGCGCTAAGCGCCAACGCTTCCGACCTGTTTCACTTCGATGACTACTACTGGAGCAGCACGCAGTACTCGCGCTACGACGCCTGGTGCCAGGACTTCGAGTACGGCGGCAGCTACTACGGCTACGACAAGGGCAACGAGCTCCGCGCTCGCCCCGTCCGCAAGATTCCACTTTCGCACTTCAATGCTTAACCACTTCGACCGGCGCTTGCGCCGGTCGCGTAATTTTTCATGGCACTGACCACAGATCTTGATATCTACAAGCAAGCCAGCGGACTGCTTTCGCTGGCCATCGACGTGCAGGCACAAATCCCCAGAGCCTTCCGAGCCTCAATGGGATGCCGAATCGCAGATGAATGTGTTGAATTGCTGGTGCTCATTGGCAGAGCCAATGCAGCACGCACAGGCCCTGCCCGTGCAGCGCATATCGACGCATTGCTTGAGCGCCTGGAAGTGGCCCGCTTTCTGCTGCGCGCTGCCCATGACCACAAGCAACGGCTGATCAGCACATCGCTTTGGACTCGCAGCATCGCCATCAGCGACAGCATCAGCAAGCAGGCCCACGGATGGCTCAAATCTGCGCGCCAGCGCCCATGAAAACCGCAGCGCCTGCTGCATGACGGTCAAGGCTGTCATGCCCGTGCGTTTTTGAATCTGGTCGGGCCGCTGGGCCACAAGCCCACCGCCAGGTGCACCAAGGGAACGATCCGGCCATCCGGACACGCCCTGCACAGTGGCTGCACTGATCGGCATTGCCTTCGGAGCAGCCATGTAGATAGCCCGACACGTCGCAGTACTCGCGCAACAACGCCTGGTGCCAGGACTTCGAGAACGGCAACAGCAACAACAACGACAAGGACAACGAGCTCCGCGCTCGCCCCGTCCGCAGATTCAAACCCGGCCGGCCTCGCGCTGGCCACCCCTCTCATCATGAATACAGCTGCCACCTTCGAGGAACTCACTCAAGCCTATCTGGACTGCCGCCGCAACAAACGCAACAGCGCAAGCGCATTGACCTTCGAATTGCATCTGGAGCGCAGCCTGTGCGATCTGTATGAGCAGCTGATGGATGGCACCTATCGGCCCGGCCGCAGCATCTGCTTTGTCATTACCCGCCCCAAGCCCCGAGAGGTCTGGGCTGCCGACTTCCGCGATCGCATCGTGCACCACCTGCTTTACAACCGAATCGCACCACGATTCCATGCAGCGTTCACGGCAGACTCATGCGCCTGCATACCGGGGCGCGGAACACTGTACGGAGCCAAGCGCCTGGAACACCAGGCGCGCAGCGTCACGCGGAACTGGAGCACGCCAGCGCATTACCTCAAATGCGATTGCGCCAACTTCTTTGTGTCCATCGACAAGCTGATCTTGCGTGAGCGCATCGCACGGCGAGTGCATGAGCCATGGTGGCTTGAGCTGGCCGACACCATCCTGTTTCACGATCCACGCGAAAACGTGGAGGTACGCGGAAACGCCCACGACCTGCGCAAGGTGCCGCCGCACAAGAGTCTTTTCAACGCGCCACCAGATACCGGCCTGCCTATCGGCAACCTATCCAGCCAGTTCTTTGCCAACATCCTGCTGGACGGCCTGGACCAGCACGTCAAGCACCGGCTGCGCGCGCCGCACTATGTGCGCTATGTCGATGATTTCGTGCTGCTGCATCGCTCTGCCGCATGGCTGAGCAGTGCATTGCGACACATCGAGGAATGGCTGCCGCAAAACCTGCACCTTCAACTCAACCCTCGCAAGACCATCATCCAGCCAGCAGAGCGCGGCATCGACTTCGTGGGTCAGGTCATAAAGCCTTGGCGACGCACCACCCGCCCACGCACTCTGCATTCAGCGCTGAAGCGACTGGAGCATATGCCTGCTGAAGAAGTCTATGCAGCCGGCAATAGCTATCTCGGCCTGGCACGGCAAGCCAGCCACAGTCACAAAGAACAGGCGCAGATCTGCAGAGCGCTGCTCAAGCGAGGCCATGCCATCGAAGGTCTGCACCTCACAAAAGCTTTCAGGAGCCATCATCCATGAAGTTTCAACCCATCCACCGCTCACGCATCGTTGCTGCCCTACAGGAGGCAGGCCCAATGACCAAGGCAGACATTGCCGATTACCTTGAACTACCTCAAAGCATCGTCGGCGCCTGCCTTTCCTCCACACGCTGGCTGCTGCCACAGCAGGTGTTTCGCATCGTTCGCTACAAGCCCGTCACAGGCTACCGTGGGCGCGATCTGCCCGTGTACGCCGCGGAAGCAGGGCCCGATGCCACCCACATCGTCAACCCCACTAAACGCCGCAAGCAAGCCGAGGCGCGGTACCGGGAAAAGCACCGCGCATCCATCAACGCGCGCGGCCGCACCGTAGCCATGGCGCCAGTCAACCCCTGGCTGCAACTTGCACCGCCGGAGATCAGGGGCGCCATGTCCCTTCAAGGTCGAATCTAAAGATCGCACATTACCCATCAACAGCCCGCCACTGAGCGGGCTTTGTAATTTCTGGAGCCCTATGCTTACCCCTCAATTTGTGTTGGCACTATCTGCCAAGCTGGTGATTGACCTGTTTGCCGGTGGCGGTGGAGCCAGCACAGGCATTGAGCAGGCCATCGGCCGCCCAGTTGACATTGCGATCAACCATGACGCCGACGCCATTGGCATGCATGAGGCCAATCATCCCCAGACGCGCCACTACCGCGCCGACATCTGGGAGGTCTGCCCCCGCCAAGCCACGGGTGGCCAGCCGGTCGGCCTGCTGCATGCTTCCCCGGATTGCACCCACCACAGCCAGGCGCTGGGCGGCCAGCCGCGCAGCAAAGAGATTCGCTCTCTGGCCTGGGTTGTGCCGCGCTGGGGCGGGATTGCAAAGCCGGATGTCATCACCCTGGAGAACGTGGAGCAGATGCTGCTCTGGTGCAGGCTGATTGCCAAGCGCTGCCCTGAAACCGGCCGCGTCGTCACGCTGGACAAGATCAAGGACGCCAAGGGCAAGACCACATACCGCGTTGCAGACCCAGGCGAGCGCGTGCCGCGCCATAACCAGTATCTGGTGCCAGACAAGAAGCAACTGGGCAAGACCTGGAATCGCTTTGTGCAGATGCTGCGCAATCAGGGCTATGTGGTGCAATGGCGCGTGCTCTGCAATGCTGATGTCGGCTGCAAGAGCACCCGAACACGCCTTTATATGATTGCCCGCCGCGATGGTCTGCCCATCGTCTGGCCCGAGAAGACACATGCTAAGAAGCCAGTAGGCAAACTCAAGCCGCACAAATGGTCTGCAGAGTGCATCGACTGGCGCATTCCCGGTACCAGCATATTCGGCCGCAAGAAGGATCTGGCCGAGGCCACGATGCGCCGCATTGCCCATGGCATGCAGAAGTACGTGATCGGCAGCAAGGAACCTTTCATTGCCCCTGCTGCTGCAAATGCCACCTTCATCACCAAGTTCAACACCGGCTCTGTCGGCGTGGATCTGCGCGAGCCCGTGCCCACGGTCACTGCTGGCGGCAATCCAGTCCGGCCCGGCACCGGCACAACGATAGGCCTTGTTGCTGCCTCGCTGGTTCAGATGGGCTACGGTGAGCGAGAGGGACAAGAGCCGCGCGCTCTGGATCTGCGGCAGGCTTTGGGCACCGTGGTAGCTGGCGGCAACAAGTTCGCAACGGCTTCTGCCTACCTTGTTCAAGCGGGCCACGGTGAGGGGGCCGGCGCGACAAGGCGCCGCAGCCATGGCGCCAACGACATCAGGGGCCCTATCGGCACCATCACTGCCAGTGGTGGCGGGCAGAGCCTTGCCACTGCCTTCATGGTGCAGGCCAATGGCGGATTCAACACCACGCCGGCGAGGGATCTGCGAGAGGGCATGTCCACGGTCACCACGAGCGGCAGCCAGCAGCAGCTGATTACCGCAAAGCTGGAGCAGCAAAGCCTGAGCCCGGAGCATGAGGCCGGCGCCCTGCGCTGTGCTGCATTCCTGATGCGATACCACGGCAGCGGCGGGCAGTGGGCGGACCTGCGCGAGCCGATGACGACGGTAACCACGCATGACCGCCTGGCACTGGTGACCGTCTGGCTCAAGGGCGAGCCCTGGGTAATCGTAGACATCACGCTGCGCATGCTGGTGCCGCGCGAGCTCTACAACGCTCAGGACTTCCCGCCGAACTACATCATCGACCGCACGGCCGCAGGCAAGCCACTGACGAAAACGGCCCAGGTGCGAATGGCAGGCAACAGCGTCAGCCCCCTACCTATGCGGCTGATCGTGGCCGCGAACTACAGCGAAGCAGGCCAGCTCCGAAAAGTCGCCTAACCATCACCACCCGGCCCGCCACTGTGCGGGCTTTTCTCATTCTTGTACGGAGCACCATCATGAGCAGCACCACCAAGCTACTGCCCTGCCCGTTCTGCGGCAACGCAGACATATCCATCAGAAACGAGAACCCCAAAGACAATAGCGGGGGATATTTCATTGAGTGCCCTGGCTGTGGCGCCAGCACAAGCCTGCGATTCGCATGCGGCGACGACCCAACCCATCTGCTGGCTGAGCAATGGAACCGCCGAGCGGCCTCACACTGCCTGCACCAAATTCAGGAGCCTGCCCCTGCGCAAGCAGCACCAAGGCTCGATGGCGCCTGGAAGGCTCGCATGCTGGACGGCCAGCCTCTGGTGCGCAACAAGGACGGCATCGGCTTTCACCCCGCGTTACCTGACTTTGACGAAGGCGTGAAAAGCTCGGACTTCTTTGCAGCTCTCGGTATTGAGCTGAAAGGAGGCATGGCCGAGAACGAGATGGACTCGGACGCATATGAAGCCATGACAGGGAACGGCCTGACTGACGATGGCGATAGCTACAACGCATGGACGCCCAAGCGCCCTGAGGGCGATGGATGGAATCTCGTTGCGGTCTTTGATACAGAAGATGGACCTGCATGCTGGTGGATGCGCGACATGCCCTTTGCGCCACAGCGCGCGGTAGGGTACCGCGAGCGCGTGGATAACGCTGCAGTCGAGGTGCTTTCCATGAACATGAAAGCCAAGCTGGCCGGCCAGCGTGCCAAGGGCTACCGTGGCTGGAAATACGACTGCACACAGCAGCGCCTATCTGATCTGCTGCGTGATTGCGTGAAAAAAGGCGACCCCGTGGATGTGGCGAACTTCTGTGCGTTTCTGCTCTCGCGCGGCGAAACCATTGCACCACCTGCAGCTCCCCCAGCCTCGCAGCGCGATGAGCTTCTCCAAGTCGCTCTAGACTTCATCGGCACGCTCACGGGTATGTCTCCTCCTCCGATTGAGGTGGCACCGCCTGAAGTCTTCTCGCCGTTCTACGCTTTTGTTGACCGCGTGCAAGCGATCACAGCACCCCATGCACGGGCAGACGTGCAGGATGCGCTGACATTTGAACAGCGCATGAGCGACTGGCAACACGGCGATGCACTTGATGCAGAGCGCTACCGCTGGCTGCGCTCCCGTGATCTTGAAACGATCCGCCAAGGTGGCGTCTTCGCCGGCATGACGCCCGAGAACATCATCCTCAACGAAGAAGACCTCGATCAAGCTGTTGACGCAGCTATCGCGGCAGCAAAGGGGGAGTGATGGAGCACCACAGCAGCGAAGAAATTGAAAAGGCAACCCTGAGCTTCGACCCTTTCGAGGGTGACTTTGGGGAGCCTGGAGACACGGTCCTCTCTAACAAGATGGTCGTAGCTCGCAAAGAAGGCCCATGCTCACACTGCGGCAGCCTGATTTTCAAAGGCGAGCACGTGCGCTCCATGTCCGCGAAGTTTGGCGATTTCATGCGTTACCGCTGGTGCGCATCATGCTGCGACGTGATGGCTGCGGTGTATCTGCATGACGAGGCTGATGAAGACGATAAAGACGCGGCAGACCCACTGGCGGTATGGGAAAGCCGCGCATCCAAGCAACACACTTAGGAGATTGAACATGAGCGAAAACTTGCGAATCGTCGCGACTGGCGTACTAGCCAAAATCAATGTCATGTTGGAAGTAGCGAAGGGCAGCCCGCAGGAATTCACCCCGACCAAGATCACTGAATACCTCTCAGCCTTCAAGGTGCAATTGAAAGACGCATTGAAGCTGTACGCCGCAGAGAAAAAGCTGGCTACTACAAGCGACACTGATTCGGTGATTCTGAATCTTGCCCCTGGACTTGGCTATGCGATGAGCAATACAGAGCTTCGCCAGGCCATCAACGACACCACCACTCACTTACGACCGCTGATAACTGGCATACAACTCTCCGAACTGGCACGCCAGACGCTTGGCGATCATTTGGAATGCTTGCTGCAAGTCGAAAAGGCTCGGGCCGGAATCATGTTTGCCAGCGCCGCAGTGACAGACACAGGCTCGACACTCACCAAGACACCACGAGCTGAGCCGCAAACCCATGGGCCTGAGTGACCTCCTTCAAGCTCATCACCCTCTGCGCACTATGATTACCTCAACTGAAAGGATTGATCATGGAACGCGCTGAACTTGTGCAACTGGTAGCAGATCTCCGCAAAGGGGATGCCACGGCCGTCAAAGCTGCCGACGTTATCGAGGAGATGGCCCAACTCAAAGCACCCGCACTGCGCCACGTCCCTGTGGTGGGCGAGATCTCCGGTGAAGACGACGTAGTCTTCATCAAGAAATTGGAGTTGCCACCTGGCACGACCTGGGCCGAATAACCGCCCTCCCCAACAAACACCAAGCCCCGCTTACGCGGGGTTTTTTTATGGATGCAATGAACATGAGCAAGCAGATCACACTACTGGCCTGGGCAGCCGCGAGGTTTGACCCACCTCCCAGCCTCTGGACGCTGCGAAGAATGGCACGAGAAGGCCGTATTGAGCCCGCGCCCGTAAAGGTCGGCAAGTCGTACTTTGTGCCTGAAGATGCGCGCCCCGTAGATCCCAGCCGCAAACCATCCTTGCTAACACGCATCAGAAAGGGTCACTGACATGGCAGCACGCCCAAGAGAGAGAGTCCGCAGGGACTGGCCTACAGGCCTCCGCGAACCGCGCCCCGGCTATTTCACTTGGCGCAATCCAGAAAGCGGGAAGGAGCTCGCCATCGGGCGCGTCCCACTGGCTCAGGCCAAGCGCCAGGTGCTTGAAGCACTAAACTATTTGGCCTCGGGCAGCCCAACGCTATTGGAGCGGATCTCAGGCAAAGACAACACCATTGCCGAACTACTCAAGAAAATGCCTGTTAGCGAGAAATACAACACGGCAAAAAGCAACCGCTCACTTGATAAAAAGATCAACGAAGCGCTAGGAAAGATAGCCTGCATGGGCCTGACCGTCGCGCACTGCGCCAAAGTCGTTGAAGATGAGATGGCCGCTGGAAAGCATCGCAGTGCCCAAGCACTGCGATCAAGACTAATGGCCGTTTGCAATCGTGGACAACAATTGGGATGGCTGGATTTCAATCCCGTAGAACCAACCAAGAAACCAAAAGCGAAAACGATGCGCCAGCGCCTCACACTGGATCAGTTCAAGAGGATTCTCGCGGCTGCGCCTCAAGTAGCTGACTGGCTTCCTGGCGCGATGCTGGTGGCCCTTCTATCAGGAATGGACCGCGACACTCTTGCAGGCCTGGAACGCAAAGCAGTGGGCTCAGAAGTCCTGACCATTCATCGCGCAAAAACGGGCGCATGGGTCGAAATTCCGCTACGCCTTCGGATGGACGAAATGGGAATGACGCTATCGGAGGCGCTGGCTACTTGCCGGTCAACCGTCGTGAGCCGGTATGTGGTGCACCATCGCCGCACCTATCGTGCCGATGTAAAAGCTGGCAGCGCTGTGCATGTGAACCGCATCTCAAAGGCCTTCAAGGAAGCCAGAGAGCTTGCAGGTATTACAGAGGATGATGCACCGACTTTTCACGAAATTCGCTCGTTGTCAAAGCGCATCTACATGGCGCAAGGCAACGTAGATACCAAGGCATTGTTGGGCCACACGACAGAAAAAACGGCCGCGATTTATGCTGATCCACGCGGCGCAGAACCCATCCGAGTCAAGGTCTCTTAA